CAAGGAGTGACAGGACCACAGGGGCCTGTAGGACCGACGGGTGATCAGGGATCTTCTGGACCACAAGGTCCTGCTGGTCCTACTGGAACATGCCCATGTCCAACGGGACCACCAAACATTCAAGTTTATGGGCCTATAGGTATTACAGGCTCAACGACTTATTCATTGAGCCCATCATTTAATAATTCGCTTGTTCTTTTTAGCACTAACTCACCGGGTTATACAATTGATTTTACATTTACGGCCAACCCTCCTTCTGGGGAAGCGTATGAATTCGTAATTGTAAATTCTGGTTCAAACATATTTTACGTAGATTGTAATACAAGTGGTGCTACTCTTACATTAAATCAAAACGGCGGATGCTTTTTATACGAAACAAGTACATCGTCACATGTATTCATTCCTTCTTCATAAACAATTCTTTTCATGGCAGTTCAGGAACCACTATATTGGGTAAATGGGGTACCAGTGTACCCCAATCAAGTGTCATACGTCACCCAGGCGATTGATGATACTCCTGATACCATTGATGTAACAGGAGACCTTCTCATAAACTCATTGACCTTTGACAATCCGCTAGACATAGAGATAAAGAGTGGACTCCCTCCGTATGAGGTTTCAACAAGTGGAACATCTTACATATCACTGACCGCAGACCAAGAGGTCACGGCCATATACAACGTTGATAACTTTGAAATAACGTTTGATATCGCAGAGCCACCAGCAAAAATCCTCCTAGTCATGTTCTCGTCAGGAATAATAGGAGGAGGCCTAAAGATAGTTGCAAACCAACTTCTTGGAACAGGAACTGGTTGCATACTTTTGAAAGACAATGAGAACATAGTTGTAGATCCAACAGATGTCAATGGTTATAATAGGGCATCGATTCTTTTTGTCTCTGATGGTCTAAATTGGATAGAACTAAGCAGATTTTTGTATACGGCACAATGATAGCAAAGATCCCATCCTTAAGGATAACAGGTGCGCATAGTTATATGGTGGACTACCCATCTGGTGACTACACGCTTTTTAGCCAGCCACTTAATGAAACAGCGCAGTTTGCGTTTAGCGATGTTCCAATATATGAGAACAGCATTCCTTTTGCATACGGTAGATGGTATCTGTTTGAAGACAATGGTCTTACCAATAATCTCATATATGACATAAGCCATAATGGAAGGTATCACCTCTATTTCAAGGGACTCAAATATCTTTCAAACATATCAGATCTCTGGTATATGAACTCAATATTGGTTGGGTACAATAACAACCCAAATCCAATATTTGGAAAGAACATTTCAGCTGTATCGCTTCAATCGTTTGCAAACATAAACCTTGCAGTCGATGCTGTATACCTATCGATGGATTCGATAAAGCCAGCAGGAAAGACATTGGATGAGGGTCTCTTTGAATCAAGCGATCCCGGAATAAGGCTCGTAATGTTTGTTGACAAGTTAGATCTTGTAGATAGGACTGTTGGTGCAGCGACAATAAAAAACCTACAGTTCCACTTCACGTTAAAGGCATACCTGGTTGATCCCTCTCTTGGAGGCCAGTACGAGGACTTCACGGCTACGTCGCTTCTTGGTCAAAAGAGCTTTTACTACGAGCAGACGGTCCCAACATACGTGAGATCAAACTTCTCAACAAAGAATTCATTGAAGACTGGATGGGGGCATTTCATATACCCTTTGACCACAAATGATACTACTGCCATAACGTATGTCCAGCTTAGTGATGTTTTGAAGACTGTTTACAATGCAATGATATTTGCACAATCAACCGACAATGTATCATTGAGGGTAAACTCGACAAGTCTCCTTTCCTGGCTAAATGCTGACATAACATTAAGGAATGCAGCAGACACATATACACCTTCATCTGTCATACCAAACCAACCAACAGTGCCTGCGTTTGGGTTTACAGAAGCAAATGTCCTAAAGAATTGGCTTGCTACAATTTCTTCTCAAGCAGCAGTCAAAGGAAGCCCATCAGCAGATTTCCTGTTGAGCTATGATAACATATATTGGGAGCCTCTTGCTGATCTTTACACAGGAGATGTGTACTCAAACAGCCCTGCGATATTCATGACTAGGCTGACCACGTACTACCAAGGAACGGGACAGAGTCCAATAGATGAGCCCGGAAACTTTGAAAATCCAGGAGGATTCATAAAGTCAAGGAGAAAGTACTTCTTATCGAATCTAATACAGTATGTTGCAAGCAAATCATCCGTTGACAAGAATCAGATATCGCCATACCTTGAAACAGAAAACCCTGAAAGGTTCCTTGGATCAAAGTTCTTTCCATTCTACAAGTTCAAGCAGTACAAGAACAACACTTCTGGAAAGGAGCTGCTTGATCTTATAACAGTCCCATTTTCATCTGCTGAGACGGTAACAAACATCATTGAGTGTGAGACTTCAACAGATCTAAAAAAGGTTGTTCCTGATTCTGTGAACCAATACAGAAAGAAGATAGTTACAAAGCAAGATTTGCTTCCAAGCTCTCTTGGGTCAACAACGACAGAAAGGATCAACACAATTGGATATGTTGAGTACGTTAACAACGATGGTATATCTGAAAACATACAACTGAACCTAAGCGCAGGAACAAAAAGGAGAGAGGTATTTGCATTTCTTACATGGATATACCTTGCCCCAAGCATAATTGGTGAGACCGCACAGTGGACAAAGGATGGAAGATACTTCACGTACGCAAGGGACCTTGAGACCAAATTATGGCTTGGGTATGATGGAAACCGTTGGTCTGAATATGGCATCTGTGAAATAATCAACTCTGGGATGTATGACACCCCAGAGCTTGCATACCGAGCATACAAAAGGGTCATAGAAAAAATCTACGTATATTCTGATCCTTCTCCGTCCAATCCTGAATGGAAGGACTTCTATAAATGTCTCCCATCAACAGAGACAATAGAAGAGACAACTGAGTACTGCGATCCTTCTCCTTCTCCGGACGGAAGACAGGTCATAAAGAGGATAAAGAAACAAAGGGTATCAACAACGGCTGCTGGTGTAAAAACCAACGTTGGAAACCCTACATATGACTACCCAGTAACAACCATAATACTCAAGAATCAATCACAAGTAATAAATGGAACGACGGTTCTTGGAGACAGGACCATTGTCTATAAGGAGTGCGGAGAGTTTTCAAACACATTTACGCCTTACCCAGTTTCACCAACAGGCCCAGTGATAAAGACTGGCCCAGATGGAAACAAAAAGAGGGAAGTTGATCTGTCCTTGGAGAATTTCATAAACCCTGCCGTATTTAAGATCAACACGATAACACTCTCTCCTTCTGAATATCCAATACCATTGGTGCTTGTGGATACCTACTATAAGATAGATTTCGATCCTGATGATATTGGAGAGGAGTCATCAGACTACACGATAAGACTCTTCCCTGGAAAAAGAGGACAGGTGCTTGTGCTGGAGATAAACACAATTGGCACCCAATACAAAGGTGTTAAGTTGATAAATGGAGACATCCTTGCAAATAACAAGTCATCACAGAGGACGTATATCTCCACAGATGTATGGGGAGATGGCGATGGAAGCCCCTTCAAGTCATATCTGTTTCTTCTTTATGATGGAAACGATTGGATAGAATTTCTGAGACGGGATATATACTAGAATCAAAATTAGATCAATATGGTAAAGAAGTTTGAACAATGGATAAACGAGTCGCTCCATTCTGGGGTGCCTGTTGACTTCTTCAAGAAGATACACCAATACTCAAAGAAGAGGCCTCTTGACATGCAGGCCGATATAACAGACGATCTGGTCAACAATGACCTTGAGGATGTATCGCACCACTTCTATGAGCTAGGAACAAATCCACCTGAGGAGGACTAATCAAATGTCATCTCTAACATCGGGGACATTCCCCTTTCAGACGTCATCACAGGATGCCTATTCCAACTATGAGAATCCTGCATTTAGGGTCAGGATACGAGATATCCGTGACACTGGAGTTCAAGCAGTAGATGATTACAATGATGTAGACTACTCAAAGCAGCTCAACATAGGAGAAGTTGTGATAGGTAAGTCTGCGGATGGGGAGTCTGAAGAGCTTCACAAGGGCGTGATAACCAACATCGCCACTGACGAAAAAGGAAACCAGGCGATTGTCACAATAAGATCAAGCAAGAACGATGAGATAAAACTGAACCCTGACACAGTCGTTAAGGTGCAAGACACCGGTGACATATCAGACATAGAGCTTCTTGGCTACCACGATAACTTCTACGTTCCTGGGCCAGCAAAGAACATGGTTGAGCCACAGAAGATAACAGCAGAATCTGTAGAAGCCCCAAGAAGGATAAAAACATTTTCAGAGTTTAAGAATGGGCTGTAACTGCAAAAAGAAGAACCTTGTCTCAACGGTCGTTGAAAAGGTCCAAGAAAAGATAATGTCAATAACTGTGTCTGATGCAGTCTATAATGATAGATTAAATACATGCCAACGCTGCACATTCTATAGCGCAGAATCAATGTCCCCAAGGTGCCTTCAGTGTGGCTGCTTCTTGGACGCAAAGGCAAGACTCGCAGATGCCAAATGTCCTATAGGGAAATGGTAGGCAGGGGTATTCTTATGTCATCATGGTCAAGATAAGACCAGGCTGGAAGGTTCTTCCCCTCTATCCAAATGTGCTTTGCTCTTACACCCAATGAAGCCGATAACCAATATCCACCGCTGTTAAAACACACGTACTGTTTTGCGCTGTACATTACATCTGCCCATTCTCTTATAGATGATGGGCTTATTTCTTTTATACCAGGGAGGTCGATTGACTTTGATGATGCTCCTGTTGATATCATATAGTCTGGAAACACGCCATTTCTTTCTAGCATCATCCTGAACTTTTCAGGGTCTATGAGCGCCAAGTCTATGGTCTTTGATCCTGCATCTATAACAACTGAGTCCTTTAGATCTTCAATGGCATTTGGCTTGTAGTAACATTCAGGAATGTGCCCTCTGATTCCATCATCCAGATCATGAAGTATCATTATGCTGTCCATGAGATTCAATGAAGGCTGTACATTGTTCCACTTGTCCATTACCCTGTTCATCTGAACCGATGAGTATGTGCCTGGTTCATCCGTAAATCCATCCACATACGGGTTTGTTTCCCATACTAGTTCTGCATAGCCCTCTCCCTTGTACTTGTTTCTGTTTGATACCAGGACGGTTTTGAACCTTCCGCTCTCCTTTGCTATCCTTGGTATGTGGCTGAAAACAAGATTATCCCCTAGACCATCATATCCTGAAGGGAGCTGTATCACCAATGTATCTGTTCTTTGTATGGTCTTTGCTTTGGCAAATTCAAGGCCTGCATTGTTGAAGAACCTTGAATAGAGGTGGTTGTGGTCAGCTTTCTTTGTGTCATACAGGGCAGGATTTCCGTGCTTTAGCAGGCTTGCAAGAAGCTCTTCTGAATCATTGAACCTTGACTGCCTCATGCAGATGTCAATCATGATCTCGTGCGGCAGCTCAAAGTACTTGTCAGCTTCATACCTTATGCACCTGTGCACCTTATTACACGAGTATGACATTCTAAGAAACCTTTCCGCAGAGTCTAGCTCATTTCTCATGTAATAGTAGTTTCCTAACTCACAAGTGGCCTCTGCCCTCTGTGGAAAAACATTGTGCGCTGCCGTGAAAGACTCAAGAGGGTCGATTCCCATGAATGCCTGACATCGTCCCAGGAATATGTACGACCAATAGATGAACCGTTCGTCTCCATTGGTCTCTGTTATTTCATTAAACATTGGAAGACATTCCTGATATCTTCCCTTATCAAAGAGTTCGTATGCTTCGTAGAACATATATAGACTTATAGTTTGGTATTCTTGTTTTAGCACGGAAAAAGGCAAATGTTAATGAATAAATTCAGACCAACCAAAGCCCACATTGTGTATGGCGAGCTATTAAAAAGGCCGGATCTGATAGAAATAGACTCATTTAGAGAATCACCTGCATCAAGGGAAACCATCATAAACATTGGTGATATGAAGATCATAATGTACTGCATAACCGACTGGGTCAACTACCCATTGGTCTTCTTCAGCGACATGAAATTCAACCTTATTGACAACGCAAAATTTCTAAGGATGGCAGGAAAGTATGTTAAACTTAAATGACGTTCCCTACCTAGGGTTACATGGAAACAGATCAGGCGTATTCAATCTGAATGCGGCGAGCTATATGTCACGCCTGCATGGAAAGCCTGCGTCTTCCATAATAAAAAAGTGCACCCTTAGCCCAGAAAAGTTCAGGGAGTTTGCTTCATCAAACGGATTTTCCTGCATATCATCGTATTCCTTTTCAATGATCGATGACACGACGAATGAAGAGAAGTTCGTAGGGTTTGTGTCAAACAATGAAAGAAAGGAATACATCATCGACTGTTCAACGACAGAGACGTATTCAAATGCAGATGGAAGCATAGTCTTGCAAGTGAACATGAAGGAATATTCATTCAAGACTGATGACGGCCATAAACTCATAGTTGAAATAGACACGACAGAGGTCTCATTTCTAGAAGAGAAAAGGGACTTTTGTGAGAGCCTATCAAACAACATAATCCAATCTTGCTATCAAAGGGCAAGCCAGTTCATAGATGAGGATTCCCCAATCATTGGAATAATTGGATCAACCCCCGAGGGCATGTATGTTAAGGAGTACAACCTTGGAAAGGGTGCAAAAAATCTATCCGATGAAGAGCTTGACCTGCACTATGGAGAAAGCTTTTCTGAGTTCCACACAAAGCTTACTTCACTTCTAAAGTCTGACAGCAAGGGCCTCATAATATTTCACGGGCAGCCTGGAACAGGAAAAACGTACTACATAAGGATGCTTCTGAAGGATCTTGTAAAGAGCAAAAAGAATGTTCTGTACGTTCCATCAAACTTCATCGATTCTTTCCTTGATCCAAGCTTCATAACGTTTCTTTCAGATTGGATCCTTGAGCAGAACAATCCGACAATAATACTTCTTGAGGACGCGGAATGTCTGGTTGAGAGCCGTGATTCTGGCGTGAGGAGCCTTGGCATATCAAACCTTCTCAACATCACAGATGGCATACTCAACGACATATTGGGGACGCAGATAATCCTGACATTCAATACAAATCTTGATTACATAGACTCTGCCCTTCTAAGGCCAGAAAGGCTCTTGGCAAGAAAAGAGTTTACAAACCTGAGCAAGGAAGAATCATCAAAGCTGGTTGATCATCTGGGTATTGAACATCACGTCTCAGAAGACATGTCTCTTGCAGACATATACTCTCTGAAGAACAACAGAAAGGTCCTTTATCACAACATAAAGGAAAAAAAATCAAAGGTGGGGTTTGTCATATGAAAAAGATAGTCTTGTGTGGAGCATCATGTTCAGGAAAAACCACAATAAAGCAAAGCCTTGTCCAGAAGGGGCTGAAGCCAGGAATTTCATACACAACACGTAAGATGAGAGATGGCGAAGAGGATGGGGTTGACTACAGGTTCGTGACAAAGAAGAGGTTTTCTGAGCTCATAGATCAGGGTGCATTCTTTGAATATGATGATACGTTTGAAGATTACTACGGAACATCAAATGAGGACTTTGAAAACTGTGATGTTTTCATCTTGACGCCAAGGGCAATAGAAAAATTGAGATCCACTGGACTTATATCAAGATGTACAATTGTTTATCTAACTGCTCCTATACACGTAAGGATAAAAAGGGCAACAGAAAGAGGCGAAGGAATTGGAAGAATACTTCAAAGGATATCGAACGATTCCACTGCGTTTGCTGCATTCACAGATTATGATATTTGCCTCGAGACAAGGGAAGGAAACATGCAAGAAATAATGGACATAATATGCTAACAATGGTAAATCCACAGCTGCCAAAAGTTGCAGTGATAACTCCTACGTATAAGAGACCAACAAAGGTAATTGATAGGTGTGTGAGATCTGTGAAAGGCCAAACATACAATGGTCCAGTAATTCATATAATATGTTCTGATGGGCCAGAAGAGCAACACGTAAAAAAATACGTTGACTCCCTTGGAGATCCTACGGTCATTTATGTATGTACTGGAGAGAACACAAACTCATATGGCGGCGGCGTCAGGGAATATGTTTTAACAAACTACATCGAACCTGCTTCTCATTCCACAATAGATTATCTGATCCACATGGATGATGATAACGTGCTTTTTCCTCACTTCATAGAGGAGAATGTAAATGCACTTGAGGCAAACCCAGACAAGGCTTTTTCCATATGTAAAATCCTTCATCTTGGTCCTCTTCCACAGCATCTTGGTCCTGCTCCACAGGTCATAAACGGAATACCTCCGGTCTTTCAAAATATAGACACTCTCCAGGTGGTTGTTCGTCGTGATGCAATGATACAGTGCAGATGGAACACCTTTTCGGGAGAGCAAGGTTACTACAATGATGGTTATACATACGACCGTCTTGGAAAGATGTTTGAATGGGTTGAAGTCCCTGAACTTTTAGCAGTTCACATCTAAGCCATGATATATAGGTTCATGAGGACCTTAATTCTAGAAAGAGCAGAAGAGATAACATACTATGTTCCATTTTCACGTTCCTTTAACGTTTTGATGGATGGCTTTTCCACAAAGGAAATAAATGACATACAGGCTCTTCTCTCTGGAGGCGCACCAAAGAATTCTTCTCTGTATTCAACAGAGATAACATTTGATCGTGATAAACTCATATCACTCCTTAGTACAGGAAAAAAGGATCTTGGGTCTTCCATAGATTCAATAGAGATAAGGACAGACATTGAGACAGATCCGGTAACAGATGATGTTGCTGAGATAATCTCAACAAAGATAAACAACCAGATATCCCTGAGAAGAAAAGCAGAGTCATCTGCTAAGCCAGAAAATATTGCTGTTCTTTCTGAGCCATCAGAGCCTGTCAAACTTTCAGTCACACAGAAGCTTGTTGATATGATAAAGGTTTTTGAGGGATTTAGAGAATATCCCTATACCTGTCCTGGTGGTGCACTTACCATAGGTTACGGAACAACCATCAAGCCTGGTCAGTACACCTCAGTAACAAAGGAGCAAGCAGAAGCCATGCTTAGACGGTCAATATCTGGGTTTGAGAGATCTGTAAAAAAACTAGTAAAGGTTCCATTGAACCAAAACCAATATGATGCTCTAGTTTCATTTACATATAATGTTGGAGCAGGTGCCCTTCAAAGGAGCACACTACTTAAAAAGTTAAACGGCCGTGATTACCAGGGTGCTGCAGATGAATTGTTAAAATTCGTAAAATCAAAAGGTAAAGTCCTTCAGGGCCTGGTAAAAAGAAGACAAAAAGAGCGTGCCCTGTTTCTGGCATAATTTTTCTAAAACAACTGATATATAGCAAAGGGTTAGAATCCCTAACATAAAATAAAAATCATGGATCAACAAGTTCTTCTAATACTTGAGAATTCTACTTCTATTCTTGAATCCAAGAGTGAAGGAAACGGCGATGTTGTTCTCGAGGGAATATTCGCCCAGTTTGGCGTTGTCAATAACAACGATAGGATCTATGAAGAGAATGAGTATCTTCCACACCTTGATTACTTGAATGACAAGATAAAGTCAAAGAGATTGATGGGAGAACTCGATCACCCAGATAAGTTCGACGTGTCTCTTCAGAAGGTATCACACATAATAGAAAATCTAGAATACGATAAGTCATCTAGATGCCTCAAGGGGAAGGTTAGACTCTTGAACACAGACGCTGGAATAACAGCAAGAAGGCTGGTCGAAGCCGGTGTTCCTCTTTCAATTTCCTCTAGAGCTGCTGGCGTAGTTGGTCCAGATAAGAAGGTCAAACTTAAGAAGATATTCACGTATGACCTTGTTGCTGATCCAGGCTTTGAGAATGCACAGCTTTCATTGGTGAATGAATCATTCGGTTTTTCGCCAAAGTCAAACGTGCACATCTATGATGTTTCAGAGATGTATGATCCGACATCATTATTCCAAGATATTGAAAACAGAAAACAACAAAAAAATAACATGAATATGGGCTCACATCCAAAAGATGAAACAGTAAAGGTCTCTGAGCTCAACGAGTACTCAAAGCTTGTTAAGAACGAGATCGAATTGCTTGAGAAGAAGCTCTCGGGACTCATCAAAAAGGTCAACAAGCTTTCTACAAATGAGGACACCGTTGCAAAGATCATTGAATACACAAACTACGTTGCTGAAAAGCTCAACGGCACTATAAACTACTGCAACTATCTTTCAGAGAATGTTGATACGAACATCACAACCGTCAACAAACTCAAGAGCAAGGTTGCCGACACAATCGACTATTCAAACTACATCGCAGAGAGGCTCAACCTTTCTGACAGCTATCAGAACTATCTTGCCGAGAACCTAGATAAGAACATCTCGTTCTCTAACTATATCTCTGAGAAGCTTAATGAGAACATCAACTACAGCAACTACCTTGCTGAGAACCTCAACAAGGCAATCGAGTTTGGTGATTATCTTGCTGAAAACCTGAACGATTCAATTGGTTATTCAGAGTACCTTGGCGAGAACCTTGATCTTTCGATCAAGCACAACGATTACCTCGCAGAAGCAGTCAACAAGTCAATAGGTTACACTGAGTATGTTGCTGAGCAGACAGACAAGGCAATCCAGTATTCAGACTATGTAGTTGAATCAATCAATGAAAAGGAAAAAGTAATGAAGAAGAAGAGGAAAGAAAAGAAGGCAGCAATGGTTGCTGGTGAGAATCTTTCCGAGAAGGTAAATCATTTGATATCAGAGGCCAAAAAAGAAAAGGTTCAAGTATTGAATGAGTCTGCAAAGTTCCCATTCCTACGTCATCTTTCTCCAGAAAAGAGGAAGCAATTCGTCGAACTGCCGGTGACTGAAAAAGAGATAGTCAACGAAGCCATGAGCAAGTCGATATTTTTCACAGAGAAGGACGTTGTAAACATTTGGGAATCTGCTCTCGCAGCCGCAAAGGAGAGGAAGAATCTTCCAAAGTGGATCACAGAGATGCCAACGGAGTACGCTCCTGTTTGGGAATCACTGTCACAGGAGAGCCGTCAACGTATAGCATCTCAGGCCCAATACATAAAGCTTGATACGCCATATCAGATCAGGAACTTCTGGGCCACAAGGCCAGATGTAGTCAACTTCAACGGCAACGTCACAGAGACGCTCAATGAGTCGGTCAATCCGTACACAACGATCGAAACTGTGAAGAACAGCAATTCCTCATACATCGAAAATGTAAGGAAGAGCTTGATTGGTAAATTGTAAAACAAAAATTTCAAAAAAAACACAAAAATGAATCTACAGCTTTTGAATGAAGCACAGATCATCAATGAGTGGACACCAATGCTCGAGTCAGTAGGCGTCAAGGACGGTTACAAGAAGAACTGGATGTCAAAGTACTGCCACTATCATCAGATGAACGAAAGCTTCGTAAACGAATCTTTCCAAGGCACAGGCCTTGCACAGCTTATCAATGTTCCTGGTCAAGGACCAGTCAACATGGGTACAGCAATGACGACACCTGCAAACTTCTACAACACATCGTACCAAGGATCAGGTGATAAGTTCCCATCGCTTCTTCCGCTTGCAATCCAGGTTGCAGCAAAGACGGTTGGTTTCGATATCGTCTCTGTTATCCCGATGCCAGGTCCAACAGGCATCCTTCCTTACCTTGACTACATCTATGCAGGTGGTAAGGTTGATCTTGATGGAACAACGAACTCAAATGCAACACAGCCACTGATGATCAGCGTTGCTGCTACATCAGTTTATGATGATCCAACAGTTGGTAGCAACTACTATGCTGCACCACTTCAGGCTTCTGCAGACACATCAAGCGCAACAGGTTACTCTGTAACTCTTGCTGCTGAGTATGCTGCAAAGCTCATCTATGTTGGCAAGTCATTCGTGACAGGCGACCTTATCTTCCGTGTTACATCAACAGGTAACATCGATTCAGCTGGTGCTTACACAGCAGGCGCAGACACAAACACTGTGACAATCGCACAAGTTTTTGACGTCGGTTCAGGCAACACGTTCTCATCTATCCTTGGCGAAGCTAGCACAAACACTGCAAGCGACGAAGCATATGCTTCAGCAAACGGTACAACAGCTAGCCCATTCCGCCCAGGTTATGTGAGCGCTCTTGAGAACCACATCTATGGCTTCTCAGGTGCAGGTGCAAATGACACAAACACTTGGAACGGTCCATTCACAGATGGCACAAAGGCATACGATCCAATGAGCAGGGGAACAGGCGAAGAGACCTACCCACGCGCAATGGGCATCCAGACGTTCACAAAGAACGTACAAGCTGGTACATTCCAGGTAACGATCAGCGTAACAACTGAGCAGATCCAGGACATGAACCGCCAGTTCGGTATCGACATCCTTGCAATGGCAGAAGGCGTACTTGTTAACGAGGTATCTCAGTCAATCAACAAGCACATCCTTTCACGTGCATTTGCTCTCGGATGGCAGAACAACTATGATGTTTATCAGACACAAGGCTTCACACTGAACCTTTCGCTTGATCCAACACAGACAACTTCTGCAACATCGTCATCATACATCGGCAAGACAAACGCTGCACTTTCATGGACAAACAACATCCCTGCATATGCAGACTATGGAAACTTCGAGAACCTCTCGACAGCACAACAGCGCATCGTCAGCAAGATCCACGCTGCTTCAAACCTCGTCCACACACGTGGTCGTCGTGGCCCAGCGAACTTTGTTGTAACGAACGCACAAGTTCTGTCAGCTCTTAACATCGTTAAGGGATTCTCGCTTGCTCCATTCGATAACACACTCAACCAGTCAAGCGGCCAGCTGTACCCAGCAGGCACACTGTTTGGAATGACAGTATATGTTGATCCAAACATGACATGGAACGACACACGTGTTCTCGTTGGCCGTAAGGGCGCTGACATCGAGCCAGGCATCAAGTTCATGCCTTACCTCATGGCAGAGTCAATCAGCACGATTGCTGAAGGCACAATGTCACCTAAGATTGCTGTCAAGAGCCGTTATGCTCTTGTCGAGGCTGGCTTCTATCCAGAAGCTCAGTACTATGCATTCTGGGTTGAAACACCTGCTGCAGGCATCGTCTAATCTAGAACAAAATCTAGGTAGTAACAACCCCTCTGGTTCTCCAGAGGGGTTTTTTATTTCTGATTGTTTGGGTTTGGGGTAAAATAAAAAAGGGAACCATTTGGTTCCCTTTTGGTGTTTATTGATGGTCTTATTATGCCCTGTGCTTCATGTAGTCCCTAAGGGTTGACAGGTAGTCATCTGCAAGTGTCACCTTGCTCTGAATCCAATCTTCTATGGAATCAAGGCCTTCAACCATCTGTATGAGTTCTTCTGCGTTCTCAATGATGTTCTTCAATTGGTACTGGATCATCTTTGACTCTGGCTCGTGTGCCTCTGGTGCATCTGAACCTACTGACCTCATTGGAGAATGTGATGCTACATGAACTATCTCTTCCTCTTCTCCTTCTGGGCCAAACTCCATCTCATCTTCTATCTCCATCTCGTCATCCTTCTCGCTGAGGAACTGTTCGAATGTTGCAAGGTTAGACTCTTTTACCTTCATTGGAAGGCCCTTATGCTTTGTTGAAGCATACTTTTCTAGCTCCTTCTCTGTCATGGACTTTGCAAGGTCCTTTACCTTTTGGCTGACCTTAGATGCAGGAACTTCGCCCCTCTTAAATGCAAGTGCTAGTCCCATTATCTTTTGCTGTTGTTGTGATCTTGCTGGCATATCAAATGTTTTTTTATTCAAAAAATCTATCTAGGTCACCTTCAGTATCGATAGAATTGAGAGATCTTCTCAGGTTCCTTTTTTCGTAGTCCATCTCCTTCAGAATCTCGTCCCTTTCCTTCAGGAACCTCTCTACCTTCTGTTCTATCTGCTTTCTTTCCTTGCTTTCAAGTTCGTGCTTTCCGGCCTTATCAAAGAGCTCAATCACACTTCTTTGGATCTCCTGAAGCTCAAGCTCAAGCTTATGGACTTTGTTCAGCTCCTTAAGTGCCTTGTACCCCTCATTTGATTCGTTTATGCTTTTGGCCTCTAAAAAGGTTTTCACAAAATAGAGTTTTACTATATATTAGCCACATGAAAAAAACCTTTATGGCCCCAATGAGTCCGTTTAGATATCGCCAGGAGATCTACCAGGACGACCCCTGGAAGATGTTGCTGATATGCATGATGTTGAACCAAACCTGTTACAAGCAGGTTGACAAGGTCAGGGATGCATTCTTTTCTAGGTTTCCAACACCTGAGGACCTCGTTGCTGCAACCGATGAGGAGATCGTACAGATCATACGCCCTCTTGGCTTCTATAACAGGCGTGCAAAGCAATGGAAGAAGTTCTCAAAGGAGTGGATGGAATGGGACGGGTCTGATGTGACCAAGCTCCCTGGCGTCGGTAAATATGCATCAGACTCATGGAAGATATTCCAGGAGGGCATATACAGTATAACAGTTGAGGACAAGGAGCTCAAAAAGTACCTTCAGTGGATACATGAATCAGGATACAACAAATAACAATCACAAAACAACGGAGATAGAACAAGCATGAGCATACTATCAGAAGCAGATGGAATAGTCAACAACAGGTCCGAAGAAGCAGACCGTCAGTATGGTCCTTTCAGTGAAGGCATGGAAAGGGCTGCAATGATATTCAATGGCATGACAGGGCTTGATCTTGGAGCAGAACACATGTTCAAGGCTCTTGTTGCCCTGAAGCTTTCACGAGAGAGCTACAAGCACAAGAGGGACAACCTACTTGATGCTGTTGCATACCTCCAGGGGCTTGAGAATTACATAAACGAGAGGTCATAATGCCGCTGTCGATATATGACGTTCTTGACAATCTTCGTGGAAAGAGGATTGCCATAGATGACGTTGTCACAACATACAGCCCAAAAAGGGAGTCACACAAGTCTTCGTGGCCCTACCTTCTTAATTCCCAGTTGAGAAGCTTGGGTCTTTTGTCAGACGTTCTTGCAAAGAATGATGACATAAACAGGTATGACGTCTGGCTCATATCCCTTCCAATGGAGTTCCAGGGAACGTTCAACCTCTTTGGAGGCGCAAATGAAGAGACTGCTCTGAGGATAAAGAGGCTTTCACAGTTCAAAGGAAAGATCTACATACTCAACCAGGACATGCCGGATATCGGAGCATTCATACAGTCAAGAATGAATGCTGCATGTGATGAATGGAAGCAGATGGTTCCCCAGGAATACACAGACATATCCAATGGGATAGAACGCGTAGACCTTGTCCTAGAAAGCGATACATTTGTCTATGGCGACAGCCACTCAGTATCCGTGTATGAGCCGGGGTCAAACATAAGCAGGAACGATGGTCAGACGCTCCATGGATTTTTGAAGAAGAAGGATTGCTTTTCGTATCCTGCTGGAACAAAGAGGGTCATTCTTTATATGGGAAACATCGATGTTAGACACCATATATTTCGCCAGGATGATCCAATGGCATCGCTGCATGATCTAGTGAAGCGGTACGTCGAGTTTGCAAAGGAACTGAAGGACGTTCATGGCATGGAGTATGTCGGGCTTGTTGAGCTTCTCCCTATTGAGCACGAGGGAAGAAAGATACCAAAGACTGGTTGGTACAAAGGAAGTCCATTCTTTGGAACAAGGCAACAGAGAACAGACGGGGTCAAAGAATTCAATCGCCTTCTCAATGAGCTCTCGCATGATTACGGCCATGATGTCATCTCATGGCCAAAGGACTGGTATGCCATGGACCCTGATAAGTATGCAGCCCAGTTCATGGAAAGGCCTGGCTCGGTCCACCTTTCTCGTTCATCATACCAGTACGATTTTGAAACCGGCGTAAAGAACAGGAAGATGAAAACAACCGCTCTATTTTTGGATGTAACTGAGGGTGTTTAACTGTGTATAAAGAATCTATGACAAAGACCATAAATAGCGAAGTTTTAGCTCTTCTTTCAAAGATGGATCGAGAGGATTCCCCTAGGGGCCTCAAGGTCGTTGAGGAGTATCTTACGACCCTTGAGTTCAGCCCTTTATATCCAATGATGAACTTTGAGAACAAAGGCTTCAATTGGAAGTACTTTGTTGGAGAGCTATGGTGGTACCTAACGCAAGAGACAACTATAGACAAGATAAACAACTTCTCCAGCTTTTGGAAGACGCTTACTGTTGATGAAAGGATAAACTCCAACTATGGCTACGTCATGCTTTCAAGGCAGCATAACCAATTCAAGTGGGCACTCAATGCACTCTTGAAAGATCGATCAACACGGCAAGCCATAATGGTGTTCAATACTCCTGCATATCAACAAGAAGGGGTAAAGGACTTTGTCTGTACGATGTATGTCAACTTTTGGATAAGGGACAACAAATTGAACATGAAGGTTCAGATGAGATCCAATGACATATTCTACGGCCTTCAATACGATGCGCCGTTCTTCTCGGTTGTATACCAGTCAATGTACCTTGAACTGAAGAAAAAGTATGAAGAGCTTGAGATTGGCACATACTACCATTGTTCAGACAACACACACTACTATGAGAGACACTTCTCCTTGGTAGAGAAGCTAAAGAACGAACAAACCCATCCGGACAGAGATGTTGAGATG